CCTCCCACACGATCACCCCATCGGTGTTGCTCGTGTACGTGATGCCCTCGCGCAACTGCTTCGCATCATTCTCCTCCGCAGCCCCCGGAATATTGTCGTCCTCCTGCGGATTCCCCCTGATCTTCTCAATCGTCTTCGAGTCCGCCTTCCACCCGAACTGGCCAGCCATCCGCTTGTACGCATTGACACTCATCGGCATCACATGCACCGCCCAGTCCGCATCCTGCAAATCCGTGGTGTACGGCGGCACCACGAAATACATCGGGTCCACCGCCTCGAACCCCACCCGCTTATCCCCCGGATTCCAGAAACACTTCATCACCCCACGCCCACTCATCAGCGTGTAATCCACCCAGGAGAGAACCTCATCCACGAAGTTGGTCTTCTCCCGGATCTTGTAGTTGAACCAGTCCTCCGCGACCTTCGTGTACGCATTCAACTGCTGGCGCATCGGCACAAAGCTGGCCACCACATCCATCCCCAACGCCTGCTGCAGGAACAACGGCTTCAGCTTCTCGATCGCCGTATCAATCAACGGCCAATGCAGGTCCGCCGCCTTCGGCCAAGGCTTGTTCGTCCGACGCAACCCATGGTGCCGCAACTCGTACCACCGAGTCTGCCGCAGCTCCCACGGGCTCCGCTGCTCGACAGCCATCACGATCTGCCCCTGCAACGCACTCCGCTGTTTGTCACTCATCATATCTCGCCTCCTCTTATCCCCCCACCTCGCAACCCGCAAGCGCAACCCCCTCCGGCTCGATCGCCCCCAGCTCATCCTCCATCCGCTCGAGGAGGCTCCGCCCATCCTCGCCCACGGCCTTCAGATACTCGTCCATCCGCTTCCCGCCACCACCACAGAAGGCCAACACAACCGCATCCGCCCTGTCGGGGCTGTTCAATCCCCTCGCGCGGAGCTCATCCTTCCCTTCGAGCGTCAACTTCCCCTTCCCATTCGTCCGCACCTTCCGGCTCACGAACTGTTGGAGGAGCACCTCGTCGGTCCCCACCGGCCCCAAATTCACCTTCCCCTCCTCCACCATCCGCCCGAACTCGATCCACATCTCCGCCGCACGGTTCACAAACTGATCATCACGAATGGCCCGCTCCCCGAAATTCACCCTCCGCACATCCCAGCCCTCCGCCCTCAGTGCATCGCACATCACCACGCCCATGCCGCCTACGTCGGCATAGATATCCTCAGCCTTCAGCTTCCACTTGCGAAATTCCGCGATGAACCGCCCCACACTCGCCATCGTGTCCTTGTCCCGCCAGCGGACCAGACCCTTCACCGTGTTCCCCTGGCGCACCACCATCACACTCTCATCCCCGCCAGCCGAGAAATCACACCCAGCCGTCAGCCGGTGCCCATCCGTCTCCTCCTTCGGCGGGCCACTCACCACCCTCTGCCAGTCGGCGGTCCTCACAGCCGTGAGACTCCCGTCGTCCTCCATGAACTCCGCGTAGATCATCGATCGCACCAGCGGATGACCCTCGCCCCAGCGGGCCATCTGCTCCTCTATCCACTCCTTCCGGATGTGCGGACAATCAAACGCCGTCACCGTGAAGGTCTGCCACTTGCCATCATTCCGCCGAAACACTTCGTAGAAATACCCGGAGGAGCCACCGGGGCTGCTCATGAGGAGGGTTCTGGTCGGCTGGCACCGCTCCATCGACTGGAATATCCCGTCCGGAACCGCCTTCGCCTCGTCAACCACATACATCAAATCCTGACTCGGCCCCTGCACATGCCAGCCCTCCGCCTTCTCCGGGTTGCTCGCGCTGAACCCAATGCACCGACTCACCAACTCCTGACCATCCACCCTCTTCGGATACACATACCGGATCTCACCATCCTTGATCGAAAACCCATTCTCCTCACCTCCCAACCCATTGATCATCTTCCTCAAATGCGGCCACAACGCGTCGGCCACCTGCCGGTACACACCCGCCGTGCAAACCACCAGACTCCCCGGCCACCGAATCATATGCCAAACCACCGCTGACGCCGCCACCATGCTCGTCTTCCCAGATCCATTCGCCGCCTTCAACGCCACCTTCGCATGCTTCTCGTTCAACGCACCGAGCACCGCCTCCTGCCAGGGGTACACTTCACGTAGGCCAAGCATCATCTTGGGGAAGTTCTTGAGCTGCTGAGCCTCCTCGAGGAGCTTCCTCTGCTTCCACGCAGGGATGTGCGAGCCCATCCCCAATGAAGGGGATCGTTTGCGCTTGATTTGCTTGACAGGCATAAAATTGATGGCGGTGGGGGGAGGGGGTATACAGGTAACACCCACCCCCCTCTTGGGGGTCCTAGCCCCCCCGTGGTCTATTTGCTGCCTCCGAATGCTCCGAGTAGTGCACCGGAGACACTCAGCTCCTTCCCTCCCTTGCCTGTGTGTTCCAATTGGGCTCTTGCGACATATCCACGGGTCCGCTCGAGGAGCCAAGCGGAGCCTTGCCAGCCTGGGCCGGCGGTTCTCACTACGCAGGACATGTCTAGTTCCCCTTCCAAGCGGGCTCGTTCTAGTTCTTGGGCGAAGTCGGGGTTGGCTTTCAGGTACGCATGCCAAGGGCCTGCATTCCCGGACGGGAATCCGCACAGAATCGCCACCCGCTCCAACGGGATCCCAATCTCAGCCGCCCGAAGGGCCTTTTTTCTGTCTTCTATCGGAACGACTTTACGTGGCCTCCCGATCTTCGCCTTTGGCTTCTCAATCTCCCCCCTTTCAACCTGGAGCGCTTCCTTTTCCTTCCTGGCCATTCCCCCCGCTTTGCATGCCAATCTCCCCTTCCGCAACATTTTTGTCGTCCGGTGTTGACAAGTGCAGCCTCCTTTGGTTTACTTCGCGCGTGCTCCCACTAGTCGGAGCCTCCAAAACACCATGAAAACCCTCAAATCCTTACTGTACGCGCTCGCCTTCCTAATCGGGGCGGCCATCGTCATCGGCTCCCTAGCGTATTGCTTCGCGCAACTCATCATCGGGGGTGTCGCGTGAACCAGACAACCTACTGGACATCCGGAGATTACCTCACCCTTCAACGCGGTGACGATCAAATCACCGTTCGTCTCGATGGTCGCGACGCATCGACCGCAATCGGGTACACCGTCTTTGACTTGGACGCGACGATCCACCGGCTGCAGCGGCGCCGGGCCTTGCTCGGAGCATTCCTGAACGGCGATGCGGTGGCGGACCCGTCTGCTCTACGGCTTTGATTCCCGATCATCAGGCTATCGGAAACGGTAGCCTGTCATCGGCGATCATGCCGAATCCAAAGCAAATCCCATGAAAGCAAACTGTTACCTCGCCCCGCATTCCAAAGTTCGCCGCACGTTTCCCCGTCTCCACGAAGATTCGTTCTACGTTTCCGGGGAATCCCCGGAGCCTATCGTCAAGGTTTACGGTTCTATTGAGCGGGGGCAATGCCACGCTGAATTGAGCAACGGGGAATATCTGACGGTCCCGACTGGCAAAGGATTTATCCTATCGGTCCATGAAGTCGAAACACTGGCAATGCTCGCCGCCCGATAAACCCGAATCCCATTAAATCCCATGACCAAAAACGAAGAGATTCAAATACTCACGGAATGCGCGGACCGTCTCGGCCCCGATTCCTATTGTGGCGCGTGGCTTCGCGAGCAAATCCCTTTCATCGAATCGGATATCCGATCGGACGTTGAACCTGGGATCCTAGCTTCCGCTTCGCTGCAGGAATGGACGCGCCGTTGCGCGGAAATGCGCGCCGATGCCATCCGCGACCGCGACCGGATCCTTTCCGATGCGCGCAAGGAAGCGGACGAAATGCGCGAGCGGACGATTCGGTTCAACGAATTACAGCGCGAGGAATTGAAGCGGACGTTGCGCGCGATTCTTGACCGGATTTCCTGATCCCCCGCGCGAGGCTATCGGCAACGGTAGCCTCTGGCGGGCGATCAACGCCCGGTTCAAAACCATGCAAGCAATCCACACAAAATACCTCCCCGCCACCGACGCCCGCGGTTCACGCATCAAAGCCACGTGCGAGCGGGGCTCGATCACCATACCATACCCCCACGAACTATCCGGTGATGAGGTTCACCGGGAGGCTGTGCGCCAATTGCTGGCCCGTTTCTGCGCGGAGGACTTGAAGTCCTACGGGACACCGATTGAGTCGAATTCTTGGAACCGTCCTTTTTCCACCGGCTGTCTTCCCGATGGAACCTGTGCTCATGTCTTCGTCCTCTGAACCCAACCTATGAAATACACTCTTCACGACACGTTCAACCGGACCCTTATCTCTCGCCATCGGACCCTAGAGGGTGCGATTCGTGCCGATCTTGCCCATGCGCGGTCGGTGCGGCGGGCGAACGGTCCGACGTCATACATCCCCACGGAGATCCGGTGCGACGGGAAGCGACTGGACGACGATCAGATGGAATCCGCGCAGGGGATCAGCTTGTTGATCCAGACTGGTGGTGCCCGATGACCGACCTCTTCCTCGCCGTCGGTTGGCTTCTGCTCGGCCTTTTGTGCGCCGGTGCGATGGTGTCCATCGCCCTCGCCGGGAGCCTAGCCTCCGCCTAAGGTTCCCCGTTCCCCTTCACCCCCTAGGTCACCCCTAGGGGCTTTTTGTTGTCCAGTGGGCCACAATCCCCTTTCGCCCTTCGCCCGTTCCCCTTCGCCCCCCGCTTCTCGGATCCCCCCTTCGCTCTCCGCCCCCCGCGTCCAGGTCGCCCCCCCATCGGACACGCCATGTCCGACCCCTCGCTCTTGCCCCATACCCCATACGGAATTCGGAATTCGGAAATTAGAAATGCTAATGCCGTGGCACCGGATGATGGAGCGGGATCGAGTGGGCCAATTGGATGGAGCGGGATGGAGCGGTTGGGTGGAGCGGTTTTTGATCCCCCGTTTCCAGCCCCGCGAACCCCGCCTACCGTCCTTCCACCCTTCCCGCCCCCTCCGACGCGCTGGCGACCCCTTCCCGCTCGATTACGGGGCATCCACATCTCGCCTCCCAATCCCCCACTTCCACCCATCCACCGGAGGGTCCTGAAAAACCGCCGCCGAGCGCGGGGCGTCTTGAAACGCCCCCGCAGCGTCTCGGCGTTGCGGTTTTTAACTCCCTAGAAGAGGGAGTGACAAGACTCCCTCTAGGGAGGTAGGGGGATCTATGCTAACTTTCTGGGGTGGAGTGAGACTGTTCACTTGAGTTCTCTTGACGATTTTCCGGGGACGATGTAGGTTGTTTGTCCCATGAGTTATCTAGAGAATGGTTCCACCCTCCGCAGCATGTTCCGGCTGATGCTTCCGCTTCGGCACGACATCGACCCCACTCGATCCGAGGTTATCACCCACATAAAGGACAACCTTCGTTGTGATATTGGCCGGGCGATCCGTGCGTTCAATTCGATGAGGCACAAGAAGTCGCAGGTCCTTGTGTATGATATGGTGCATCGGCAGTGGCGTGGGTGTGACTGGGTGCCGCCTGAGGAAGGTGACAAGGTCGCGCTGCTGACTCGTGCCATCAACGAGATGAAGCGTGAGCTGTTCGCGCTGAAGTCTGAGGTCCGCAAGCAGGGCAAGTTGCTTGGCCAACTGGAGCGGAAGCGGTCGCGCAAACGCGATAGGGAGGAGGAGGAGGGGGAGACCGTGGAGCTGCAGCCCGAGCCCGAGCCCCAGCAGCAAGAAGCCGCTGCCCCCGAGAAGGAGGAAGCGGCTAGTGGGGAGGATTGGTTCAAGGCTATGCGCGAGGCCCTCGACGAGCAGGAAATGGCTTCGGCTCCTTCAGTTGAGCCCCCGTCATCACCATCGGGTTCCACTGGTCCCACACGATTCCGTTGGGAGAGTGCTGAAGGTTTAGTGCCGATGCCGTGAGCCTCGATCCCCGCTTGCAGAAGGCCAGTTGGAAGCGTCGAGGCTTCGACTGGCCTACTTCTGCCAGCACCGCGATCTCCCGCGCCCAGTTGGCCAGTTCAGAGGATCCGAAGCCAGCGTGTGCGAGTTCCATGGTGGTGAGTGGCTCGCCGTCTTTGCGTTGGGCCTTGGAGATGTGGTGCATCCAGATCCATGCGACCTTGGTCTGGTGGAGGATGGGCTGGAGCTTGTTGCGCAGGAACGTGCTGACCTCGCCCTGGTCCGACAAATCTCCCCCGAAGTAGGAGAAGAGCGGGTCGCCGATGATGAGGTCGAGCTTGGATCGGGTGATGAACCGTGTGGCGTAGGCGAGGAATGCGTCCCCGGTACGGACGGATTCGGTGCGGAAGTGGAGGTTCTCCTGGAGGATGCGGATGTCATCGGTGGCCATCTTGAGCCCTTTGATGACGCCCTTGAAGGCTTCGGCGAGGTCGCCCTTGTCGTTCTCGGCCTGGACGATCCCGATGCGGAGCGGGCGGACGGGGGCGATGCCGAAGAAGTCCTTGCCGAGCGCCCAGCGGATGACGATCTGCATCATCAGTGAGGATTTCCCGATGCCGGTGCCGCCGGAGATGATCATGGATGAGCCACGGGTGAGCCACCGTTTGCCGATGAGGTTGTCGGGGTCGTTGTTTTCATCGAAGTGGAGCAGGTCTTTGACCGTGACGATGGTGGCTTGGTCGTCGGCGGTCTCGCGGTCGCTGAGCCAATCCGACCATGACTCTGGGCCGATCTGGGTGGCCAGCAGGCGTTGGGGCGATCCGTTTCGGAATGCGCCGGGGAGCCGGGAGAACCGTGCGGGGTTCTTGTTCTTGGGATCGATGCCGGGGATGAGGTTGTAGATGAGATCCCGGCGGGCCTCCCATTCCTTGCGGTCTGGTGCATCGACGCGGACCCATGCGTGTATGGACTTGCCGCCGCTGTCGATGAGGGCGGAGATGGGCATGCCGGTGTCGCGGAGGGCCTTCTCCTGTTCGGCCTTGGGTCGTTCGTCCATCTCTACGAGGACATGGCGGTAGGCGGACACGTCGTTGTCGGACCCGCTGTAGAGGTTGGGCTTGAACGGGTTGATGCGGACGAAGACGCCGCGTCGTTCGGGTCCGAGGATACCGGAGCCGGGTTCGTCGTGGCGGGCGAGCCATTCCTCGCGGGTGATGAACGAGCCACTGGACAGTGGCCTACCGTCCTCTTCGGCGACGTTGTCGCAGATGCAGACGGTTTCGCCCTGGGCGAAGCAGGCTTCGAGGAAGCGCCGG